TTACATTGCAAAAAGATGTGATGAAATGTTTAAAAGCAAGAACATTGATGTTGATAGAGAATAAATTAGAAGAAAAGGTTCCGTATGAATTAAGGTTTTATGCATACTTTTCAAAAAAAATCGGCACTAATTATCAAGACATAGATAAATTATGGAATGCAAGAATAGAGAGATAGGGTATGTATTTTCCATTTTTCAACAACTAAATTTTTCTTATAAAAACGCTCCTCTTCTAAAAAATGATATATATGAAATATCTGTTTTAGGAAGGAGGGTAGTTTTATAAGAAAAACAAGGATTCTCCTAACCTCTAAATGAAATGTAGGTAGCGAGATGAATTGTATAGTTAACCTAGCGTCAGTAGTGGGCGGAGAGAAAACGGTATCCCCTACTGACAAGAAGTAAGCACCGCCGGGTTTTGCTCGGCAATCAGCCTTCGCAAAGATACCGGCTGGGGATTAAAACAAAAAAAGGGAGATGCGGAGGACAAAAAATGTTAAAGAAAAAGAAGAAAGAAAAACATTATACCTATCCTGTTAGGGATGTGAGCCATTACATCATTGTGTATAGCAATAAAAAAGATTACGGAGTATCCAACTTAAAGCTGCAAAAATTACTATATTTTGTACAAGCGTTTTTCTTAATAAATGACTGTCCTCCATGTTTTGACGAAAAAATAGAAGCATGGGATTTCGGACCCGTTGTACCGGAAATATACAGAGAATATAAGAGGTATGGTGGCATGGATATCCCAACAATAGATTACTATGTGAAATTTGATAAAAAGAATATCTGGAATACAGAGCGTATTTACTATGAGGATATTATTAGTGATGATGACAAAGAAATGATACGGGCAGTCGTTGATAAATTTGCACATTGTTCAGCTACATTTCTAGTGAACCTGACACATAACCAAGATCCGTGGATAAACGCATACGTAAATGGGCAGCGTAATGAGATTACAAAAGAAGATATAAAGAGATATTTTGATGACTAATATACCAAAAAAGGGTTTTTTATAAATAGGTGCAACACACAAGTTATAAAGAAGAAAAGGAGATAGAGTATGTTTGAGTTGTTCAACAACTAAATTTTTCTTATAAAAATGCTTCTCTTCTAAAAAATAATATATATGAAATATCTGTTTTAGGAAGGAGGGCAGTTTTATAAGAAAAACAAGGATTCTCCTACCCTCTAAATGAAATGTAGGTAGCGAGATGAATTGTATAGTTAACCTAGCGTCAGTAGTGGGCGGAGAGAAAACGGTATCCCCTACTGACAAGAAGTAAGCACCGCCGGGTTTTGCTCGGCAATCAGCCTTCGCAAGATACCGGCTGGGGATTAAAACAATGAGCAAGACAAATGTACTGTATGATTTTGCTCCTGATATCACAAAAGCTTATTCTGGTGATGAGCTTGATCCAGCTACTATTAATTAATATTAATACAAAGAATAAAACAATGTAAAAAAAAGTCTCAGAAATGAGGCTTTTTTTCTTTGTAATAATCTATATTTTATAATCCATGCATATTAGAGACGTAAAAATTTTCAAAAACAGGAGGAAAAAATTATGATGAATTTTGAAGAGTTTAAGGCATGGGTTAAGGAAAACATTACATCTAAAGATTGGAAAGAGACAAGTCAGGTAGAAATATCCGTTGTTAAAAAGAACAATGGTGTTTCTAAAGCTGGCTTGTCTATCCGAGAAGATGAACATGATGTTAGTCCATTACTTTATCTGGATGATTATTACATACACTATCAAAACGGTGAGCTGTTGGAAAATATCATAAGAAATATAAGGGCTGATTATGATAAAAAGGTTCAGATGGCTGCCGTCAAAATACCAAACTTGCAGGAATTTGAAAATATCCGTGGAAGAGTTATTTATCGCCTTGTAAATTATGAAAAAAACAAGGAGATATTAGAGGATTGCCCACATATAAGATTATATGATCTTGCGGTAACATTTCGCTGGGTGGCTCGTATTGATGATGTTGGCGTTTCTACGTCATTGATCACAAATAAGCAAGTCAAAGAGTGGGGTGTTTCTGTCAATGATTTAGTCTTAGCAGCACGACAGAACACGCCTCGTTTATTTCCAGCCCAAATTATTGATATGGAGGAGATGTTAGCAGGGATGGTATCTTTTATCTTATATCCAAGCACTATCCCAATGTATATCTTGACAAATAAACAGGAACTTAATGGAGCCTCTGCTTTATTATATGGAGATATATTGAAAGATTTTGCAAACAAAAAGGGAGCAGATATGTATATCTTACCTTCTAGCATCCATGAAGTAATCATGGTTCCAGCAGATAGAATAAACGACCCTACGAAATTATTGTCTATAGTTCATGATGCCAATACCACAGTTGTATCAATAGGGGATGTATTATCTGATTCCGTTTATTATTATGATCGGAAAAAAGATCAAATTACGGAGATTGTTTCAGATGAGAAAATGTAATACTCCATTACAAAAGAAATGAAAACAAGAGTTTCATAAGAATGGAGGAATAACATATGGTACAAACAATTAAAATATCTCGTGAAGAGATGGGCTTTATCAACAATTTGCTTAATCTTCCGGGAGATGAAATCTATCAAAAATATGGATACAAGCGAGACGAAACAATTATTCATACTGCCAAGTTTTCAAATGGAATTTTGAATTCAATGGATTAAAGTACATTGTGTTTGTGGAAACAGAAAAATGATAAAACAATGATTTCTTAATCAGATTCGCAATCGAATTATTACTCTTTAGTAAAAACATAATATTTATAAGAAAAAAGTCTCAGAAATGAGGCTTTTTTTCTTACAAAAATTCCATTTTTTATACATCTTATATAATGTATAAAAAGGAATGGAGATTTTAGACATAAAAACGAAAAGTGCATCTTAATACAATAGAGCAGACAGAGACAAAAGAGAGGAGAAAAAGAAAATGGAAATCAAATAGGAAAAGATGGATTAGTAAAGAAGCCGCGGTCAACTTCAGTTGCCCGCCGGTGTATCATGTTCCACAGTCTGACATTCTATTTTTGAGATAATTTATTGACGAAAAGGAGGGAAAATATTTCATGTCAATATCTCGAATCAATCAAGAAAGAAAGGATTATATAAGAAAAAGGAAAGTTTAACAAGTAATTTTTTCTTATAAAAATATCTTTCTTCTAAAAAAGGATATAGATGAATTGTAGAGTTAACCTAGCGTCAGTAGTGGGCGGAGAAAAAACGGTATCCCCCACTGACATGAAGTTAATCCCTGCCGGAAGAAATACCGGCATTCAGCCTCTGCATAAAGGATACCGGCTGTGGATTAAAACAACTATCGCAAAAGTATTAGATATACCAACAGATACGCTTTTATGTGTAGGAGGGGAATAAGATGATGACGGACAAGGAATGTAGATTAATGAAAATTGCGATGGATGCGAGCGAGGTATCCATTGCAGCACTGCAAATGGCACAAGCAAACGGCTACCTTAAAACGAGAGAAGCAAAAAGCCGGCTTTTAGATGCGATCGTTTCTTTGAATTTTGCGATAAATACAAGTGTATTTGATGAAAAAGATATCGCTTATATGGCTGCAAAATATAGGAAAATGGAGGAAATGACTGACAGCGGATTAAAACAAAACAAAAAACGAAAGGATATCATGTAATATTCCGGGATTATATTGAGCTTCGCACGGACGGATAGAATTTCTGGTCTAGGAAGAAAAAGGAATATATCATGAATGAAAGAGAATATCCAGACGATGTATGGCATTTAATCTGCGATAACTTTATTGATGCCAAATACCAGATGATGTGCCTGCGGTGGTGTGCCAGAGGGTTAACGATAAACGACGCAATTAAGAAAGTAAAGGTGGATATCGAATTATCCGAAAACTGTATAGGAAGTAGAAAATATTAATGATAAAAGGAGATAAAAATGCAGGAAAAGAATTAGCAATAAAAAGAGAAACTATTATAAAAAAATAAAAGAAATCTATTAATAGAACACAAAGAGGAGTTAAGAAATGAAAATTATAACAACTTTGGAAAAAGAAACTACATTTACAGAAATCAAAAAAGCTCTTTCAAACGGAACAGCAAGAGAACTTTTTGGTGGAGTTGGAAGCATCTCTGTCGAAGTAGAAGAAATAGGAACAGTTATCTTTGACATCATCGGATACGACAGCGAGAAGCTTGTAGACAAAGATAGCAAGCACAGCATGACGCTATGGATGCGCGATTTGCTCTTTGATGAAATGGCATTTGACGAAGAGGACAGCAATAGATGGGAAAACTCAAGCCTTCGCAAGCATATCAACAGCGATGCATTCGTTGAACGCTTTGAGCCAGGATTTAGAGAATTACTTAGCCCGGTTTACAAAAGAAACGGCGATAGAGCAGATACAGAAGATATCTTCTTCTTGCTGTCAAAAGAAGAACTGGAAGACGGCTATTATGAATTTGTTAAAACTGAGCGTGATTGCGTGAAAGCGAACAAAAAAGGAGAAACAGACTGGCACTGGACGCGTAGCGCGAATCTTGGCCCCGCTGGTAACACTTGGTATGTGGGTGCTAGTGGCACCGTTGGCCACTACGATGCGATCTGGGCGTATCGCTTCTCCCTGGCTTGTGTAATCTCAGCGTAGCACAATCTTACAATCGTGCCCCGCTGCGCAGGGGCACAGAAACTGGTTGTTCATATCTGGAAACTGCATATCGTATCATAAAAAAATAATAGTAGATATCTTGAGATCATTTGAAAATACCTCTATGCAAAAGCATAGGGGTATTTTTTATTATGTTCCACAGTCTGACATTCTATTTTTGAGATAATTTATTGACGAAAAGGAGGGAAAATATTTCATGTCAATATCTCGAATCAATTAAGGAAGAAGGGATTATATAAGAAAAAGGAAAGTATAACAACTAAATTTTTCTTATAAAAATATTTCTCTTCTAAAAAATGATATATATGAAATATCTGTTTTAGGAAGGAGGGGAGTTTTATAAGAAAACAAGGATTCTCCTAACCTCTAAATG